ATGATTTGAAAGATACACTCCAACGTTCGCCTCGCCCTCTGCGATAGCCGCTAGATATTTTTGTTCCAGTGCTTTTAATAATTCAATCATTTATCCCTCGCAAGCTAAACATTCTTCGCCAGCCGCAAGTGCCGACATATCTATTTCTTGTATGATCTGTCTCTCGATTCGTTTCGAGACACGATCTGCTTTGCCGATCTTTTCTGATCGGCAGTAATACATTGTCTTTAGTTGTTTCTTCCACGCTAAAAAATGAACAGCGTGCAGATACGAAATATTCGCATCTGGTCTAAAGAAGACATTTAAAGATTGTGATTGGTCGATATACTCCTGACGATCAGCGGCATGCTCAATAACCCAACGCTGATCAATTTCCATTGCTGTTTTATATATATCTTTCTCATATTCCGACAAGCATTTAAGGTTTTGAACCGAGCCATCATTTGCGATGATACTCGACCAAAGCTTGTCGTAGTCCAGTGAACTATCCTCTTCGCATTTTTGTCTTAAAAGTTTATCAAGGTACTTGTTCTTATTTAAAAAGGAACCGCTAAGCGTATCTTGACGGTAGGCATTAGCTCGCCACGGTTCAATCGAGGGGGATGTATTACCCATGATGATAGAAGACGAGGCGTTTGGAGCCACTGCCATGACATGACTACATCTCCGTCCAGTTCCTTCAGCATCGGGAGCCTCACCGCGTTCTCTTCCAAGTTTAAGATTAGCCTCGTCAAGACCTTTTCGGATATGCCTAAACATTCTGATGTTAGCGGATTTTGCAAGGGCAGATTCCCAGGGCATTCCCTTTTTCTGTAGGTAGGCATGGAAACCGAGTGCTCCGACTCCGATCGAGCGTTCTCGCATAGCGGAAAACTTAGCACGAGCAATATTGTCAGGAGCGTTATCGATAAATTTATCCAGGACGTTGTCCAACATTTCAAGAATGTCATGCAGGAATCTTTTATCTTTTGACCATTCATCGAAGTATTCTAGATTTACTGAAGAGAGACAACATACCGCTGTTCTTTCTTCGTTAGTAGGTAAAATAATTTCAGAACAAAGATTTGACTGATGAATCTTAAGATCACGTTCCTTAAGCCATGCCGGTAATTTACGGTTAGATTCATCAATAAAGTGCAGATAAGGTTCACCCGTCTGCATACGCATTTCAAGTATACGCTGCCAAAGGTCACGCGCTGATACAGTTTCCCGCACATCACCCGTATGCGGATCCTTCAGCTGCCAAGAATCATCAAACTCAGGATCGGTCATACAGGATTCAAGTACCTGCATAAACTCATCAGAGATATTTATACCATGATGCAGATTAAGACAACGAAAGTTTTGATCACCAGTTGGTTTTCTCATCTCCAAAAAGAGTAAAAGATCGGGATGAGATATATCCAAATAAGCGGCGTAAGAACCACGACGAGTGCGACCTTGACGATAAGCGAGGGAAGAAGCATCATACATTTTAAGATGAGGCATGACACCAGTAGACTTGTCATCAGCGCTGCGAATTCCAAAACCAATTCCTACTCCTCCTCCTAACATCGAGAGCCAGTTCGTCTCCGAGAGATTTTCAACCAGACCTTCCGCTGTATCATTAATGAAATTGAGATAACAACTAATAGGAAGGCCACGCTTAGAACGGCCATAGGATAAGATAGGAGTACTATAACTAAGCCAATGCTTGCTGACATAATCGTACAGCCGCTGAGAATGATCTGAATCAGATCCGAATGTCTTTGAAACATATGCAAACCTTTCCTGCGGTGATATCTCTTCCTCGATCATATAAGATTCTTTAAGTCGCATTGTTCCAAGATCATCGAACAACGCGTCACGATTTGGGTCAATAGTAATACCCATATGTTCCATAAACTTCTCCTAGTATAAATGCAAGTACGTACTTAAAAGATACTTTTTTGTTAGTGGTTGTTTTAATTTATTACCTCGATGTGGATGCGTCCAGTACGGAGGAAACATAACAACACGTCCCTGCTGCGGTTTAATGCTCATACCTTGCATCGGAAAATCTGTTTCGCCACCCTCTTCGACATCGTTCAGGTACCAGAAGATTGCGAGATATCTTTGCATACTCTGATCGTCGTTTGCATCGATGTGTAGATCGAACCAATCATCAGATTGATACGTATACTTCTTGATACGAAAATCTTCGAGCTTTGTGATCTTATCGTGTATATGATTGAAGTATCCGGGACCGTACCCCTCAATGTAGCGATCTACAGCAGATCGAGTAACATCGATTAAAGTCTTATTGGGCTGTAGTGTAATCTGAGTGAAACGAGGTACGTCAACAAATCTTTCTTGCTCATCGGTGCATTCTTCAAAGTAATGCATCAGGCTCGCACACAGTTCTCGATCCATATGATTTTCTATAGTGAATATCATTTTATATCGGCCAACATCGGAAAGATTTTAGCAATCTCCGTTGCGCATGCTTCAGCAACTTCCATATGTTCTTTCTGTGTACCGTTTGCAGTACGCAGTTCAATGTAGTGTATCCAACTTCGCAATGTTCCGTTCATATACATTCGAGACATTGTTAACCCTTCAGGAAGTACAGCCCTTGCCTGTTCTTTAGCTATACCTTTACTGATTGCCCATTGGTATGCAGCTTTTGCATCTTCAATAACCATCTGTTGCAATGTATCCCAATCAGATTGCAATTTTTTATCATCTGTTTCGATGCTGTTCTGACGATTCTTTTTATCTTGCAATCTTGCTTCACGTAATGAAAAGTCAAGGTCTGATGTCGGATCGGCATAGCGTTGGCTGAACTCTTGAAAAGAAAAAGAACGATGACGCAGTATCTGACGAGCAATATCACGAGTTGTTTCGATCTCAAGGCAAGCGCTTACCATCTCGAAAGGAGACCAATGTTTATGCTTGATTAGATACTTTAGCAGTTTATCTGATGTTTGTTTATTATTTTGGTTGGATGGATTTGATACGCGAGCGGCAAAAGCAATAAGATCTTGTAGGTCTCCAGACTGACCTTGAGAATATGATATAAGACTTACTTGCATTAACATTTGCTCCAAGCATTCAATTTAAGGCGTAGGGATAACCCCGAGTGGGTATTTTTATTTATCACATCTTCAACTTTATCAGCAGTTGTGCCTGACATAATCATTTCATTTATATCCTTTTCCAAAATAGTATCCGGCCATACACAAACATTCCAGCCATCAGTCATGGCATCTTTCATAATCTTAACGATGGATGAGGACCGCGGTTGATTATCAAATACGAGTGTTGTGTTTCCCTTTGGTATTTCGTTCTCGACTCTCGTTAGATCTGCATTGCCAGCTGCCACTGCGTTGCTAAGAAACATACTATCGAGTGGACCTTCAGTAACATATATCTGTTTACTTGTATCGACTCTATTTAAATTGTACACCATCGGTTTGTGTTTGTCAATACGAAGTGTTACATATCTCATCTTCATATCATCAACTGCTCGAGCGGTAACACCGACAAGATTACTATTACGATCATAGAATGGAATAATAAGACGAGGTTCTTCGTATGTAACGATCTGATCATAATCAGGACAGAGCTCGATCAGCTTTTTAGTTTCATACGCAAAGTATATGTTTGACCACTCGCTACGTGGCAACTTACGTCTATCAAGATATCTTACACCGATATTATGTTTTGGCAATTCACTTACTTTATCGAATAAACGATCAAGCGGTGACTTTTCTTCGAACTGAGGAGTAAAGTTTTGAAACTCAACCTTAGCATGTGGACGAGGAGCATTACCAATATCAAGACCTTCTGTATAACGTTCGAGCTTATACTGATCAAACAGTCCAGGATTGACCGTCTTAACAAGGTTGCCAAGAGAAGTACCTACACCACAGTTGTGGCATTTATAGAATAATCCATTGGCTTTTGTAAACAGATAGCCACGAGCTCTGTTCTTATTCTTTCGGCTATCACCACAGATAGGACAGCGAAAGTTAGCAAGAAAAGGATTCTGTTGCTTAACCGCATATCGTTCAAGTTGAACAGATAATAGATTAGCATACTTGATGTCAATCCACAACATATAAGTAACTCAAATTGAAATAGGTACAATACCTATTATATCATAGTATTCGTAAATGTAAATAAGTTTAGGAGAATAACTTCGATATGTTGCTGAGCTGTGCAAAGAGAAAGCCAATGACTGTGGCAACACCTACGACAAACCATCTCCACTTTTCAAGCCTGCTTAATCTTTCGCTTACTTCATTGTGTTGTCTTGTATTCTCTTCTCTGAGAGCGCGAAAATC